TTGCTTTAAGGGCTTCATTGCCGATAGCGACGTTGTTTATGCTACTGCCTGTAGCTGAGTCTCCCGCTAGATTACCAAGGAAAGTATTAAAAGGAGATACGGTATCAGTTACGCCTGTCAAACCACCTGAAGGAGTAGATAAAACAATCTTAGACCCATCGTAGGTCATTACATCGCCAGAGCTTGCGCCGGACTGTATTGGTGGTATGCGGAGTGTGCCTGCTGTGGTGCTGCCTATGGTTATTTCATTAGAGACTGTGGCTGCGGAGGCGTCTGCGTTATAACCCAGAACAAGGTTGTTAGAGCCTGTGGTAATAGCATCGCCTGCTCGGTAGCCAATTGCGATGTTGCTACCGCCTGTACTAAGCTCTAACGCTTCGTAACCAATCGCTACGCTACCAGAGGCTGTAGTATTTTCTTCAAGAGCTAAAGTTCCTATAGCGACATTATTGACTCCGGAGGTGTTTGAATGCGCCGCATTAACCCCTATAGCGACATTATTATCGCCTCCTGTATTTGCGTTTAAGGCACTAGACCCTACGGCTACATTGCTTCCGCCTGTTGAATTATAATAAGCACTTTGTTGTCCGACAAAAGTATTATTAACTCCTGTGGTATTAGAGCGTCCGGCTGCATACCCAATAGCCACACCACCAGTAGCGGTGTTTAGGGAATAAAACGCTTGATTTCCAATAGCGGTGGATGTATTGCCTGTTGTGGCTGATCGAAGCGCAGAATGGCCTACGGCGGTGTTATTTGAAGCTGTAGTGTTGCTAGTAAGAGATTTCCAACCAACAGCTACGTTGCTTCCGCCTGTAGTATTAACCTCAAGAGCTTGATAGCCAACAGCTACGTTATTCGCGCCTGTGGTGTTTAGCTCTAGTGCTTCTACTCCGACTGCTGTGTTGAAAGAAGCGGTAGTGTTTGAGTAAAGTGCTTTAGAGCCAGTAGCAGTGTTGCTGCCTCCGGTGCTGTTAAAAAATAAAGCCCTATCGCCTATTGCAGTATTAGCAAGTGCCGTGGAATTAAAAAATAAAGCGGAGGTTCCCACTGCCGTATTATTCGCGCCTGTGCTGTTAATTGCTAATGCGCCAATTCCAAAAGCGGAATTTTCATACCCTGTGGTGTTAAACTCAAGAGCTTGTGTTCCAACGGCTGTGTTGCTTCCACCTGTGGTGTTTGCCTCAAGAGTCTGATAACCAACGGCTATGTTACCAGTGCCTGTAGTGTTTAGTTTAAGTGCTTCTACTCCGACTGCTGTGTTTTGAGAGGCTGTGGTGTTTGCCGCAAGAGCATCGTAGCCTACCGCAGTGTTTCTAACACCCGAAGTGTTGCTTTCTAACGCGCTTCCACCGACGGCTACGTTGTATCCTCCGGTGGTGTTAACTTCTAATGCTTGAAACCCAACAGCAGTGTTGTTAATTCCTGTAGTATTAAGCTCTAGTGCTTCTGCTCCGACTGCGGTGTTGTATGAAGACTGATTTGTTTTTAATGCGCCTCGACCAACAGCTACATTGTACCCACCCGCTGTACTAGCCCCAAGCGACTGATAACCAACAGCTACGTTGCTTGCGCCTATGGTGTTTAGCTGTAGTGCTCCTCTTCCTATGGCTGTGTTGAAAGAGGCTGTGGTGTTTTCCGTAAGAGACGCATAGCCGATAGCCGTGTTGCTTCCGCCAGTAGTGTTGGCCTGAAGCGCCTCCCAACCGACAGCGCTATTACCGAAAGCCGTGGTGCTAAGCTGTAGCGCAGCAAATCCAAGAGCAGTATTGTTTGCACCAGTGGTGTTATTTTGCAAACTACTATTAGAAACAGCAGTATTGTAGTTGCCTGTTGTGTTGGAAAACATACTAGCCGAGCCGACTGCTGTGTTGCTTGCGCCTGTGGTGTTTGCGTCAAGCGCCTTCCAACCAATTGCTACATTGTCAGCTCCGCTCGTGTTTGTGTTAAATGCTTGATAACCAACAGCGGTATTTCTTGCGCCTGAAGTGTTGGCCACACCTGCACCGCTACCCAAAGCCGTCAAGAACGGAGACGCAGAGTCAGTCTCACCAATCAACGTAGCAGCAGGAGCAGCAAGAGCAATCTTAGACCCATCGTAGGTCATTACATCGCCAGAGCTTGCACCAGACTGTATTGGTGGTATTCGTAACGTACCTGCTGTGGTGTTGCCTATGGTTATTTCGTTAGAGACTGTGGCTGCGGAAGCTATTGCGCCATTGCCGATAACTGTGTTGTTTTCCCCTGTGGTTATGTTGTCTCCTGTTTGATAACCCAGAGCTACGTTATATCGCCCCGTGGTGATGCTGTCGCCCGCTTGATAACCAAGAGCGGTGTTGTAGTAGCCTGTGGTGCTCGCAGTTAATGCGCTGACACCAACAGCAGTGTTGTAACTTCCTGAAGTATGGCTAAGTAAAGCAGATTCGCCTACGGCAGTGTTCCTAGAGCCTGTGTTATTTTTAAGAGCAGACCAACCTAGTGCAGTGTTATAAAGACCGGCGGCGTTAAAGTAAAGTGCTTGGTAGCCTACCGCCGTATTCCGAAAACCTGTGGTGTTTGTGCGTAAACTGCCGTAGCCCAATGCGGTGTTTTGAGTAGCGGTTGTAACGGCACGCATAGACTGAAAACCCACTGCTACGTTTTGATTGCCGGTAGTATTGGATAGAAGCGCCTCACCGCCTATAGCAATATTGTAGTTTCCAGTGGTGTTTGATTGAAGCGAGCTTTCACCAACCGCCGTGTTATCCGCAGCAGTGTTATTCAAAAGAGCAAAATAACCAACTGCTGTGTTGCCTACTGAAGTGGTGTTTGTATTAAGGGCTTGATAACCAACAGCGGTATTGTTTGCTCCTGTAGTATTAGCACCCGCACCACTACCCAAAGCCGTTAAGTACGGAGACGCAGTATCAGTCTCGCCTATCAACGTAGCAGGGACGGCCTGAGACACCCAAGTCGAACCGTTAGAGGTTAAGACGTTGCCTGATGTGGACGGTGCTACATAACCTAGCAGGTCTTCCGCAGCGGCAGTGACAAACACCGCAGCATTGCCGGAAAGGTTTAAAAGAGACCCCGTACTACTTTCGTCAAGCGTTCGGCTAAGTGTGGTCCCAGACGCCGTGTAAGTGCCTGTACCTATCTCCCACGCAGCACCATCCTCTATCGTATATCTAACGACATCGGCATTTGATACACCCGAGGCTGTAAAAGTCTGGAACCCAGTTACGGCGGAGCCTAGCGTTATAGTGCCAGTCCCCGTCGTAGCGGTGCCCATTTTAGCTCTGTTTACTAAAGTCACCATGACGAGGGTCTCTTTTTTTAGGCAATACGGATAATGGCGTTGCTCGCATCAGCAGCAGGGAAGACAATAGTAAAGTCGCCCGCAGTAGAAGTCTTGTCAGAGCCAAAATCCAAAACCGCAACAGCAGGGTTAGTGCCGCCAGATTTATAGATCAACGCACCACGAGCCGTAATACTAGCCGCAGACCACGTAGTATCTGCAAAGTCTAGGAACGCTGTAGTGCCTGTAGACGTAGCGACTTGGGAAATAGTCAGAGTGTTGCCACCTGCTGAGTAGCCCGTACCCGCTACCTCGTTACTTGTGCTATACGCCGTAGTGGCCGCACCTAACGTAGCTGCTGAAGTAAACAGGGCAATCTTAAACGTGTCTGCCGTGCCTGAACTGAAGTCAAAGTCTCCACCAAGGATTTCAACTTTGAATGATGTTGCCATAGCTTGTGAAATAGCCATTTGTGTTTCCTCTTAAATTAACGCGGGGTTATACGGAGTTGACCAGAGCGGTACATATCTTCCCGCATCTTGCCGTCCCCTAAGTTTTTGAGTAGCGCCATAGCGTCTACGTACATCTTCTGGTACAAGGCTACCATATCTGGCTCACCCTTAATGAAGCGTATTGCCTCAATCAAAGCACCGTTGAGCAGCGCAGAATCAAACTCATCGCCAAGCCACGTAGTACCAGCAGTAACAATAGTCTCTGGGTAGTATCCGTAGTGTAGCTCTACCTCGTATGCCGCATCAGGTGTTGGGCCTATGATAAACGCCGTGTCATCAAAAAGGCCGTAATGCACGGGTGCGCCGGTACTCGTCGGTCCGGGATACGCCTCACGAATAAAGTTAACATCCTTATTCAGTAAGTACGTGTAGTTACCCTGAGCGTCAATAACCGCCAAAGAAAACGGGTACAAGAAGTCTGTTGGGTATATCAGGTACTTGCCGCCGAGCGTAAGGTTACCCGTCTGATTTCGACGCAGCGCAGGAATCTGAACAGTGTTGTATATCTTCTGCTCCGCCTGCTGAGTAAACATAGCCATTTGGTCGTCCGTAAACGACTGCTCGCAGATGTCCTCAATATTTACTTTAAGCTCGGTGTAATTCACCTGCTACTCCTTAAGCCATCGGGCCTCGGGCCATAGT